CGTTATTGTTAGGGATAGCAGCCTCTGCTTCATCTCCCTCTGCCTCAAGCTCCTCTTCAGGCTCCTCGCCTTCCGCAGCCTCTTCGTCTTCATCAGGGTCATCCCCCTCTTCGCGGGTTGCTACGGCTTCATCTATACGAGCCTTAATCTCAGCTTCTTTAGCTTCGATGTTCTTTTTGAGCTTATGAGCAAAAATAACCTCCAGTTTTTCCTTATAGGAATTAAAATCTTCTTCAGAAGAACCAAGCCCTTTTACTTCAGCGGTGACAAGAGCCATTTCCTTTTCGGTAAGGTCATAGTCACTATCAATGAAGTTCATGCGATCATTAAAGAGATCGACCGCAGCTTTTGCTTCGACTTCACTCTTAAGGGTATCAAGTTCTTCTTTGGCTTGCTTAAACGAGTCTTGTAACTCAGCAAGCTCAGCTTCAGCTTTAGCCTTAGCTTCCTGTTCAATTTCGATCTTGGAAGTCCAAGATTGATTGTGTTCTGTTAGCGCGTCCCGCATGACATCGCCAACAGTGCTAGCTTCAGAGTCTTCCTTCACTACGGAAGCAACACTCTTGGTTAACTTTAAAATAAGTTCTTCGAATTGTTCTTTATCCATATTAAAAATGTTTTTTAATTTGTCAGACTTTACATTAATATTAGCGTTTCGGGAAATTTTTTCTATTTTTTTGTCTTCTGGACCGTCTTTGCTAGTATAAACACCCCTCACAGAAGCAGCAGGGTTTCTTGTTAATGCTGCTCCTAGTGGGTATGTCTGACCGACAATTAATCTGTTAACAAGGTTGCCATCATCATCTGTTCCTTTGCCACCTAACCCCTTAATATATTGCTTCAGATCTTCTTTTCTGGAACCTTCAGCTATAGTCGAATCTTGTAAAAACTTAGATCCTACTGCTACCTCAAATTCCTTGAATGCTAACTCCCAGCTTGTAGATATGCTTTGATAGGAATCATCTTCCTTTTCAGAAGCTTCTATAATGGCTTCTGCCAACTCTGGATAAACAGACTTGTAAATTAGGCCAGCCGCATTTAAATAAAAAGGTTCTTTTTTGTCGGCATAAGATTCAATATCGTTGTTTTTAAAGTCAAATTCTCGATCTGAGAAGGACGCATTGATCATGTGACCAACAATTTTATCTTTTTTATGCTCAATATTTATTGGCTTATTGATAAATCTTTTTACAGCGGCTACAGCAGTTTTGGCATCTATGCCGTCTCCGTTTTTGTTGAATTCATTAACTTTTGCCAAATTAAAGACTACTGGTAATACATCAATATTCTGCTTAGGATCAAAATCATCAGGAAGCAAAGACTGCGCTGCTTCTTGAACAGAACCTTGGGAAAGACCAAAAGAATTAAATTCCTCTTCGCTTATCTGTTTTACGAAACCTTCAAAGTGACAAATATCAAAATCATTCACTGACATATTGTTTCTTACACAGAAATTTGAGTAGAATGATATAAAATCGCAGAAGATAAGTCATCTAATTGATGTTCAGTGCCTAATTGTAAAACTTTACTATGCACGTTAAGCTCTGTTATAGCATCTAGATTTTCTACAACATTAGCTAATGTTGATTCCCATTCGTCCTTGTCTTTAGCAATAACTATGGTCTCACAAACCTGAGCAACCATTTCTTTTTTCTGCTTTGACATTCTCTTTAAACCAAATTTAGAAGCGAACTCTCTGAAGGCTAATAATTCAAACTCATTAATTTTTTTAGTAGCCTCAACGATATGTTTCTTGGAAAATGTTTTTGAATTTGATACACCTAAAGGTCTACCTCCAGATGGAGCTATTGGAGCGGTCTGTTCTGGTTTTTGAGCGTCTTTAGGCTCTGGGTCTCCACCGTCTTCTCCTTCGTTGTAGAGATTAATAGTGTTAACTAAAGGCATATAATGCCCTTTCTCTCTATCGTCTTTAAATTTATCTTGAGCTTTTTCCATGTCCTTACCTTCTGGGAAAACCCCAGTGTGGACAACCTGCATACCCTGCTCAGGAGTTAGAACCCCAAGCTCCATAAGTCTTGTAGCGAGCTTGGCTAAATTGTTATCATCCATAGTATCTGTTCTCGCGAAATGCGCTTTCGGCCAAGACCGAAGACCTGCCGCTTTGCAGACTCTAGCTATTTCTGGATTGATGAAATCTTCTAAAAATGAAGCTCTTGATTCTTCTAATCGCTGAAAGAAAACTTTCATTTTGACTTGAAGATCAGAGTATTTAGAATCTCCAATTAAAACATTTTGTAACCCATCTTCAATATCTTTGTTTATAACGTCATATTTTTCTGGCCCAACAACCTTCTTAATATCAGGAATAACAAAATTTGCTTTTGTCGTATAATCAGAAACCAAAACTCTACCTACGCTTTGATTTTTGAAGATTTGCTGCATTGCAGCTAAATTTTTATGATTAATCCCCCCTTTATCTGGCTCATTACCCATAGTGACAAGCAAGACTACATTTTCAATAGAGCGACTAATTGCCTGATCAATGTTTTTTAATTCTATTTTTCTATTGATATCATCAAGCACTGAATACCCCACAGGTATAGCCAAAGGCTCATAATCCTGCTTCTTGCAGAAAATAACATGAAGAAAACTTGGATCTAGTTTAATTTGAATCCTAGTCATTGCGAAACCTGTTTTAGAATTGCCAATAAGTTTTTTAGTTTCTTCTGGCAAAGAGTCATAAAACTCTTGCTCATGTTCTGTTTGAGGACTTCTCAAACGAGAAATCTCAAATGGCGTTAAAACTTTAAAATACTCATAACCACTAAAAGATATCGCGCCTTTTGTCGCTATGTCTGTTGGGTTAATTAACAAATATCTAATTGGTATTTCTTTTCGAACGCTTGCCCCATAGGTTTCAAGCATCTTTTGAGAATTCTTTAAAGGTATCTTTCCGTCCATTCGGTAAAGAAAAACATTTCCTGACCTGTAATATTCTCTAAAATATTGAGATTTTAGATCATGCATCCTGATTCTTTTGAACCACGCATTAACAAATTTTCTAGACTTTTCATTGCCTCCTTCAATATACAAATCTGAGTTAGCAAACTCAGCCAAAAGATCAATGGTTCCTCTGAAATTTGCTATGTTAAAGTAGGCTTTTTGGCAAAGCTCAATAGATTCTCTAGCGTCAGCAGAATCTGCCTCGTAATTAAAAGGTAGGATTCCATCTTGAATATTAGAAAACTTATCCCCTACTCCTCCTCTAGCGGCCCTATTTGTTCTTACTGCTGTGCGGCTAGTAGGTGCTGATAATCTAGAAGCTGCCGTAGAACTATAAACAGAGTCTCCGATTAGTTCAGGAGTAAAGCCCTCTTCGTCTTTTATTAAATTTTCTATGGGTTGTTCATTCTTTTTGAACTTGGCCCAATATTCTGATCGTTTGGTGTATTTCCGAGGCATATAAAAGTTTACACTAAAGTTATAAAAGTTACTTTGAAACTTTTCAAATTGCAAATGGAACAAACGTGCTATCGGTTGTTTTTTCTGGAGTAGCGTTTTCTGAGTCGAAATAAACCTTTGCAAACCAATTGCCTAAAACTAAGGCAGAATAAGAGTCTTTCCTCGCTCTGTGCGGCCCCTTTTGTCTCCGTAAATTTTGAGGAAGATTAAAAGACTGCGACCCCTGTGGGTTTGCGATAACTTCAATATTGGCACATTCAGCTTTAGTAAGTTCAACAATTGACTTTTGGTGATCTATCAAATCTATCATCATAGCCCCCTTAGATGCTTTCGGGGCTTTAATATCCCATTTTAATTTTTCTATAGGTATATTTTTCTTTCTTTGCTCATTGAAGTGAGAATCAACTGCCCTAGAAGCAAATAAAATCCTTTTATGATCTATCGCCGCCTGTAACATCTCGTTGGCGTTTCTTATCCAGTTCACTGTAGGTTTTCTTAAAATACAATAGTTCCTTTCTCTTACATTATATTGATTTTTAAAGCTTAGAATATCAGAGTTCCAATTCTCTGGTTTTTCTAAGTCAACCTCGATAACACCAATTTTTATATTCTCTTGTTTAAACAAAGCACTTTCATTACAGGAGTTAATAAACTGAACACCACCATTATAGTCCCCGCAGATACCAACAATATTAAAGTGTTTTATTAAGTAAAGGAAATACTCCATATGCTGTTTAAGTGATACCCCAGCTACAGCATAACTATGAACTAAGCATATCTTTTGAGTATCTCTATCTATTTTAAACACATGCATAGCAAAATGGTCAGCACTTGTGTTCCCAGCCCAGTTGGGGTCAAAAGCCAATAAATATTCATCACTTGGATTCCCCACTACTTCTACAGCAGGAGACTCCCCGTCAGGTATTGTGCAAGCAGCCATTTTTGATAGCCTGAAATACCCATCGCTTTCGTCTATGAATTGCGCCCCAAACTCCCTCTTAAACTGCATCTCACTCATAGTAGCTTTAGCCTGTTTAAGCAGGTTTTGATCATACAACCTTGTGGGAGCGCAGTCATAACTAAGTTGCATTACTAGCCTGTAAGCTTCATCTTTAAAGTCATCCTCTTCTTCACCCTCCCCCTCTTTTACCGCCAGTCCACTTATTAAGTCTACATACTTCTTGTAGAGCTTATACATATACTCAAATTTGAATGATGGAGATGAAAGAATTATTAACTTGTTGTTAGGCCAGACGTATCTGTCCTTTTCTGTCATCTCGCCTTTGTCGATTAATTTGGATTCTAGATTATGTAATTCTTCCCTTTCTATGGGATTCTCTACCACACCAAGGAAAGGTATAATAACTTCATTAAATATCTTTTCGGGTATGGTGAGGAACTCATCTAATACAATCCTATTAAATCGAAATCCACGAAGTCTATCACCATTAGCTAACGGAAGGGCTACCGCCCTAGCCTTACCTAAAGTCAATGTCCACTGGTCAGTTCCTTTTTGTATTTTAAAGCCGCACTCTTTAATTAGGCTAGCTTCAGGTTTGTTGATTATATCCTCCATCTTTTGGAAGATTTGTTTTGATTGCCTGAATGTCCCTGCAATAACACCTATATTTGAATTAGGGTTTAGTAGACACTCAAGTAATACATAAATAGCTGTAGAGAATGTCTTCGACATACCCCGAGAAAAGACAAACATAGAATAATCAGAAACCATCATTCCCTTGATGGCCATTGCCTGAAACGGAAATAATTTAACCCCTAAAAACAACTCAGAAGTAAATGCTATATTGTTCCGTAGAAACTTATACAGCAAATACTTTGCCTCTTCTTCCTTGATACTGCCTTCTAATTCTTTTAGAACTTTATTAAGTTCCTGTGAAGAATGCTCAAGCCGATATCCTTGTTTTCCCTTTGTCCAAGACATTTACTCGTTCATCTATAAAATATTGTAAATCTGTATTCCACAATCCGTCTCCATAGTGCAGAATTAGCGGAATGATTTTTTTAGCTCCTGCTCTATTGTGTGCAAAAATGATCTGTAGGTTTTTCGGGTAATCTATAAGCAGATTGCGAACATTGTGCCACAGGTAGCCCAAGTTAGATTTGAATTTAGATTTTTTATTGTGTTCTTCTAGTTTACTAATGGTTGTCTCTGCTACTACAAACATATATGAATTAAATTGAACACACCTATCCATCTCTCTCCTGAACCTATCTATATCCTTGCCAAAGGTCTGCCTGAAATCATCCTGAGCTTTTCTATCTACAAATGTAGATGTATAGCAATCACCTCTAGCTGTATAATCCCCGAAATCTAATTTGTTAATTATAGAGTCTTTAAATTTTAACGGAGCCTTTTCTCTTGTATCAGTAAATAAAGGAATACTACTCCTATCGACCTCCCAAAAGTCTTTAGGTAATCCCGCACAAAAATGATTATCAACTCCTAGCTCATCCAAGAAACTTTTATAAGACCCCCATATTTTTTTATAATAAAAAATGCCAGCCATCTCTGACAAATCATAAAAAAGGTTAGGTGGAGAGTTTTTTATACCCTTTAACTCAAATTTTTGTTTCGCTCTCTCTCTGAGATAATTCTTGACCTCATCCTCTGGAGCCGAGTCCATCCATAACTTAAAATTATCATAACTGATAAAATTATCCCTAAAGTATTGATCGTAAGATTTAAAAGGGATTTTTTCACCCGAATACAAATCTTTTCTTTCGTAATGTTTGACGTAGTAATCACCAATAGTGAGAGCGTGAGCTTTCAGGTGCGCGTGGAAGCTCCTCTTATTATCAAACTCTTTGTTACACTCTAGGCAGGTGAATTCCATTACAATATTTCTTTTTTAGATATACCCAAAATACGAGCCTTATAGTCGTCCATTGACTCCAATCGGTCGGCTTCTTCTTCGATTAGTTTGTTTTGCATTTCTGCCATCATTATCATCCGATCTCGCTCTTCTTTTTCTTGAAATGCCTCAACGAGCGCAGCTATGCTTCCATTCTGCTCCCCTCTTGCCTTTAAACGCGCCTGACGGCTCCCGTTAAGGTCTTTAGTCAAAGATTCGATTCTCTTCTCACATTGGTTCAACTCCTCGCTGGTGGCCTTTATAAGCTCAGTAAGGCGCAATGTTAAATCTCGCTCATTATCGGTGTCATTGAGCATCGTGTTCAGTTTGTCGATCCTTTGCTGGATATGTTTCTGCCTGACGTAGTTTGTGCAGACCGTAATATACAAATTTAATTCATCGTTTGTTAAGTCTGGCTTATCCCAAACGGTTCTTACAAATTCACTCTCAAATAAGTCTCTGTCTGCTATTGTTGAATATTGATTTATAAAATGAACGAAGCGAGGGCTTTTTAAATAAAATAAAAGCGTCTCCATCATTCTTTTCTGTTTTGTTTGAATTTCTATCTCATCAAACTTGCACCCAGCCCAATCATTTACTTTCTTAATAGCTCTGGACAGTGATTTAGGTGGAGACCACTTATCGTTAGTGATCATTTCGTTATCGTCTACAATCTCTGGCCTGTAACGCCGCAGAAACTCCATGACGGTTCTATGCTGCTGGCTAAGTGGTTGTATATCCCTGTCTTTAAAAGCTAATCTTGTTATCTCTAGAGCGTTCATGCCTCTTTCGACATTATTACTCATTAGGAATTCTTTTTGTTCTGTATGTAGATCCACTTCTTCAACTCTTGGAGCTAAAGTAGTTGTAAATGTTAAATTATTATTAATTAAAAATGCCCTAACAGCCCTACCCTCTTTAGAGCGACCATCTAAATTTTCATCCCCAAACACAGTTTGCGTAATGTGCTTCAAATCAGGGTTTTTTGAAAACTCATCTTGTATTTGAGTTTTTTGTTCGTCTGTTAATTCTATATTATTCATAAGATATCGTGGTCCTTCATAATTTTAACAGCAATATTATAAAATTTCTTTTTTAAGTTTGCCATTTGCTTATATCTAGGCTTTTTTCTTTTTGCAGAGTCTGCCTTAAAGCCAAATTTTTTAGCGACATCGTTTTCGTCAATGTTATCAATATAAAGCAAATAATATATTTTTTTATGCTTTTCGTTTAATTGGGCCATAACAAGACCGTGCAATTTTTCAGAGGCGTTTTTATAATCAACAAAATCTTTTAAAGTGGTTACGCCTGAGGCAATCCCATCTTCTAGAGCTAGGGGAAGCTTTATATTAAAAGCTCTTTCTTTTTTCTTTTTCCATTTAGCAAAGTCAGGACAGGTTTCGTCCTGTTCTTTACTCTTTGTCAATTCACAGCTAGTTGCCCCCATATTATGAGGACAGCGCAAACAAGGCTTAGCGAAACTTGAATAATTGTTACGAATCAAATTTTTAATCTGATTCGATATAATCATCGAAGCCCAAGGCTTGAAAGGGCGCGATTGGTCCCAAAGATCCCACTTTTTGTAAATATGAAGACGAATTATTTGGCAGACATCATCGTAGTCAATCCATGCTAAAGCACTCAGTTGCCATTTCGGTCTATATTTTTTAAGTAGTTCTTCTAGATCTTCGCTTTGGCTATCAAAATCATGACTCATCTACGTCTTTCATACGCGAAGAAGCGCATTCATTCATGATTTGATCTAAAAGAGCCTGACCCTCTGGGTCTTTTGAGGGTGCGCGTTCCATACGCCCCATGCCGCCAGCTTGAGCTTCCTGCTCAGTAACGCCTCCCCATATGTCCTTTAGGTTTTGTTTGCTGGAGTTAGCCTCAACTGAAATACCTCTTTTTAATTTATCTAAATCTATACTAGCCATCGAAGTTTCTTCAACCTCTCCTTGTTCTTCTGCTTTAGCTGAAGATGAAATAGATCCAATAGGTTCTCCGCAACTAGAACAAAACTTAGGTTTATTTATTTCATATAGAATTTTAAATCCACATGATACACAGAAAACTTTATTCATGGCTAATTTTATTTATTTAAATCACTTTTTTCAATTTTATCTACTAAATAGCTTATAATTTTGTCTCTCATGACATCATCTTTAGTAAATTGTAAGTGATGTATTCCGTATCCTTTGCTCTCTTCGTCATCGAAAACCTTGCAGAATCTTTCAAAACCTGTGGAATTAATATCACTCTGCATTGTATCTCCACATATGTATAATGTAGAGTTAGTGCTAATTCGGGTTATCACCGTTGTAAGTTCCTTTACACTCATATTCTGTGCTTCGTCTACAATAACAATTTTATTTTTCCACGTTGCACCTCTCAAAAAGTTAATCGGGGCCGCATCTATCGCATCCCGCTGTTGTAATTGGTGTTTTTCATGTGCATTTAAAAGTTCATCCAGTTTATCTTCTAAAGGTCCAATATAAGGATTAAATTTATCATCCATGCTACCTTTCAGAAAACCCATCCCCTTATCCGCACTCTCAGCTAAACTCCTCAAATAGAGTATTTTAAGCAGATTGTCCTGATTGTGTTTATATAAAGCTGTATAAACAGAAATAAATGTCTTCGCAGTTCCTGCTGGTCCACTAATAAATACTACCCGAGTTTCGGGGTTCCTCATTGTCTTATGGAATATGCTTTGTTTCTCTGTAAGTTCTATATGACCCAACAATAATGAGTTTTTATACCTGTATGACATGTATGTTCTTTTTTACACGAATAACTGAATGAAAGGCTTCTTGTTTATAGAATTCACCACCCCCCCGCGCTTTGCGTGTCAAGTGAAAAGTCAAGAATTCTGAAAAAACCCTCCCCTAGCCACCCGTCAAAAAAAGTGATAAAAAAACAAAATAAAGCTTGCTTTTTCTGTGAAAGTGTGGTATACTTACCGCATGAAAACAGATAAATATTCAATCTATCATCAATACTCACTTGATCATGAGTTTGACGGGACACTAGAAGAGTGTCAGAAGTGGATCGCAACAGTCGATCCAAAAAATCGTTGGTTCTTCATCGCTCATGAGAGCGAATAAAAAACAAAATAAACTCTTGCGTTAAATAAAAATCTCTGCTATACTTACCCTATGAAAAAACCATTAATAATCTCCATTAAATCGGCAGCTCAAGAAAAGCAGGAAAAAGAGCAAGCCAAATCAAAACCAACGTGGGCGCAACTGCGTCATGCTCGTTGGAAAAAAACAAAATAAAAACACTTTTCCCCTTGACTTTTAGCTCAACCTGTGGTATACTTACCGAGTAATAAATAAACAATAAATAAAAAATCTATGTTAGCAAAACTTATCTCTGATGCCGTCCGTCTCGCTCCTCGCTTCGCCAATGAAGATGGCGAGCTTTTGTTCGATCACCTCACAACTAAGTTCCCTGATGCCGCGACTGATGCGGTTGACTTGGTTGTTCGCCGTGTGTGTGCCAACGCTACAGCGGGATTCTCTCGCGACTGTTGGGCATCGCTTGCCACCTCACTGCTTGACGAGATCGAAGACTGGGGAGATCTCTCCAAGCCTTCGCCCTTCGGCATCGACTTCGGGCTTGATGCACTCGACAAGCTCACGATAATAAAGTGAAATAAAAGCTTGCATTAAATCAAAATCTAGACTATAGTTACAACATGACTGACAGCGAAAAGATCACTAAACTAATCGAAGCAAATTCAAGACTACGCGGGGAGATCTGCGGGGTATCGGGGCAAGTCTCTGGTATGTCAATGTGGTGCAACGATGCCGAGGCATCCGTATGGCTCAAGAAGGTTGAGGGCAGACTAGACGAAGCTCTCAAGCAAGACGACAAGGCGGTTTCTAAAATCATCTTTGGATAAGATAAATAAAAATAATCCTTGCGTTTAACTCAATAACTGGTATACTACTAACATGATAAAGCAATTCAAGAATGACAATGGCAAGATCGTTGACTGCGAAGAGATCGCCACCTGCTACCCATCTAAAGCATGGTGGGAGCTTAACAGGAAGCAACGCCAAGAACACGCAGATAAAAACAACAATGGCGAGCTTGGAAGAAAAGCACGTTTCTACAACTCAACTAATGGAGTCGAGAAGTGGGTAGACACCGAGGCAAGGGTATGGTGGACTGAGGACTGCCGATAACAATCTAACAAAACAAAAAAAATAAACTACTAACTACTATAATCTAATGAAACAAATCTTCATCAATCACTTCATCACTGTCGTTGTCATTACAACTCTCGGAATGCTTGGCATCTTCGGCCTAATGGCTTACTTCGTAGGCTTAGACTTAGCACTCGATAATATGGGTGGCTACTATGTCACCAACCCTGACGGCGAAGTCTGGTATCATGCCTATAACTTCTTGCACTTTTCCGCTGTCACTTTCTTACCTGCTATGTTCTTCGCTCCTTTGCTCACGTTCGTTGACTGGCTCAACGCACCAAAGAAGCGCAAGCGCACACCTAACACTATCACAGGCAAACAACTCGTAGACATCAAACTCTAACACACACAAAAAAAATCATGGACAAGAGAGCCGCCACCAAACACCGCAAGCAACTGAAGCGCAACCGCAAAAATAAAATCATTCGGATACAGAAGGTCGCCGACAAGCGCAGAGAAAAAGCGCAAAAAAATTCTTGACAAGTCAGTCAGTCAGGAGCAAGTAAAAAGCCCCGTAACTCCTTGATACTTAGGGAGTTACGCGGGCGCGGCCCCCCGCGCCGCGTAAGTCGTTGATACTTAGTGACTTACGCAAGTTGCTACTAAAAGTCATGTCAAGCGAAAAGTTGAGAAAAAAAAGTGAAAAAAAGCGAAAATAAAACTTGCGTTTCTCTGGGGGTGTGGTATACTACAGGCATGAAAGATAAGATAACTCACTGGATCGCCACCCTTGCAACTCTCTTCACTGTCGGCTTCTGCGTCTTGATGCTTGCCGCTGTAGCTGTTGACTTTATCACCGCTTACTTCATGCCATAAAAAAAGAAAAATAAATCATCTTTTCTCTTTACTTTATCCTAAATCTATCGTATACTACCAGCATGACAGTTAAGAAAGACCGCCCCTACTACGTTATCCTTACAGGTGAGATCTCCAAGCCAGTTGTGTTTGGTGGTAGCCATAACCTCCGCATGAGCGAGCGCATCATGAAGAATCCGCTCGCCTTCCGTAAGGGGGCATGGAAAACCATGATCACTTTCCCTAACGAGGAAACCGCCTATGCATCAGAGTATAAGCAGGGTCTTGAGATCGCAAACGGTCGCTTTGAATGGCGACCTCTCAGCAGGGGATAAAAAAAGAAAAAAAAGCATCTTTTCACTTGCATTAATTCAAATCATAGAGTATA